ACAAGAGCATAAGTATCCGCCCTTGGTCTATGAGTGCTGGAAGCAGTTTGAGTGGTACAAGCCAACGGCAGCCGAACTGGAAGAATGTGTGTGTGGCATGGGCTATGACACCTACCACTTGGGCAACACGATTGTGGCATTGCACCCTGACAACCCAATGAAAGTCGTAGTAAAACAAGAGGACGGCAACGTGCGCTTTGAGGTACCCCGCGATGGAATTTGACCGCGCTAAGTTTTATCACTTCTGCAAGCAATTAAAAATTGAAACCAAAGAACAGGGTATGCGTATCCTGGGCAATCAATTGCTTGGCACGCAAACCTACGTCATGGACGAAGTGGCGCGTGGTCTAGCCGAAGACAAACATTTTTTCGTCGTACTCAAAGGGCGCCAGTTAGGGATAACCACAATCTCGCTTGCGCTTGATCTGTACTGGCACTTTATTCACCCAGGTATGCAGGGAACTCTGACTACCGACACCGAAGAAAACCGTGAGCAATTCCGATCAACCTTGCAAATGTACATGGATGGATTACCCAAAGAGTACAAAATTCCTCTCATGTCCCACAACCGCAACCAGATGGTGTTGCGCAACCGAAGCCGATTGTTCTACCAGGTGGCAGGCATACGAGCCAAGGGCGGACTCGGACGAGGCAAAGGTATTACCTTCTTGCATGGTACTGAAACGTCTTCTTGGGGTGACGAGGAAGGCTTGGCTTCTCTCCTAGCGTCATTGGCAGAAACAAACCCGCTGCGCTACTACATGTTTGAGTCCACAGCGCGAGGCTTCAACATGTTTCACGATATGTGGACTACTGCAAAACGCGCCCGAACCCAAAAGGCAATCTTTGTTGGCTGGTGGCGCAACCAGTTTTATTCTGCCGATCCTGACTCGGACATTTACAAGGTGTACTGGGACGGCAAACTTTCTCCTGAAGAGAAAGAGTGGACCAAAGACATTAAGAAAATTTACAACTACGAGATCAACTCCAGGCAAATTGCGTGGTGGCGTTGGAAATTGTTTGAGGGTTTGAAAGACGACGGGCTGATGTACCAGGAGTTTCCGCCAACGGAAGACTATGCCTTCGTAATGACGGGCACTTCCTTCTTTAGTACGGCGCGTTGTACCGATGCAATGAAGGCAGCCAAGAAAGAACCGTTCCTTTCCTATCGTTTTTCGATGGGCGCGAACTTCCAAGACACCCAATTGATCCAATCTACTGAGCGTTTGGCGACCATGAAGATATGGGAAGAGCCGGTTGCCAGTGCGTATTACGTCATTGGTGCCGATCCAGCCTACGGATCAAGCGACTGGGCAGACCGATTCTGTATTCAGGTGTACCGCTGCTACGCCGATGGCATGGATCAGGTGGCTGAATTTGCCACTTCCGAACTAAACACATACCAATTTGCCTGGGTGATCTGCTATTTGGCTGGCGCTTACACCAATTCCACGTTGAACTTGGAGGTTAATGGTCCTGGTCAAGCCGTGATTAACGAAATGCGCAACCTAAAACGCCAGGCTTCTGCACTGCCAGGCAGCGATGCGCGTGAACTTACCAACGTTTTGAGCCACATGCAGCACTATTTGTGGCGTCGAAATGACTCTTTTGGTATCTCAAACAGCATTGGATGGGTCACAACACATTCATCCAAAGAGCGAATGCTCAATTATTTGAAGGATTATTTTGAGCGAGGCATGTTAAACGTGCTTTCAACCGAGTGTATTGACGAAATGAAGGGGATTGTGCGCGATCAAGGCACCATTGCCGCGATGGGACGCGCTAAAGATGACCGAGTAATGGCTTCAGCCCTGGCAGCCGCCGCTTTTGCAGAGCAAGTGCAGCCTAGATTGATCCAAATGCGCCTCACAAGAGAGAAAAAACCGGTGCAAGACGCTGAAAGTGAGGGTGGTGGGCAGGTCCAGGTGCAAAAACAAGTCAGTAACTACCTAAAAGCACTGGGGTTCCAATGATTATCGTTTTAAGCATCCAAGACATAGAAAAACGCATTCAAACCATGAATGCAGACCGTAAACGCGGGTTTTCAATGGAGGAATTCTCGCGTTTTGCAGGCATTGACTACCGAAACCTAAAAAAAATGTGCTTTGAAGGGTCCATTCCGATCACTGAACTAAGCCAACGCAAACTTTCCAAGGCGCTTTTGGCGCTTGAGAAGGGCGAAGCGGGTGTGCGCATGGACATAGCGGGTCGCAAGTACTTGGACTTTCACCCGTCAAGCGAATACAAGATTCCTATGAAAAGAGGTATTTCGATAGAAAGAACTAATGATGGTTTCTCTCTATCCGTTAAGCCCGTTAATAAGATGAGTTATACAACTGAACAACTGCTAAGAAAGAAAAGGAGTTAACATGGCTGTATTAAAAGATTACAAATGTCCTGTACATGGTTACTTTGAATCTTATGAACCAATGTGTCCGGCAGGATGCACAGACGTGCATGTAGTTTTTTTGAAGGCACCAGGTGTCAAATCAGAAAAAACAAAGCATAATGATAAAACGCTTAATCAACTCGCATTGGATTTCAAGATGGGAGATATAAAATCGACTAAGGAAGGTGAGGCGCAGCCTCCACGTCACGCGAAGCCAAACAACCCGTTTGCGCCTCGGTGGGGATCGCCTGCTGAACTTGGTGGTTACAACCTGAATTCTATTGCTGGAGAATCAGTCTCCGGGCTAAACACTGTCAAACAATCTGGGGTCCCGCTTAGTGGACCGAAGGTAGGTTCCATGATTGCTGACCACGAAAACTTGCAGATACAGAAATGAGAATTCCAAAGGAGCCGGTCGAGCGCGAACAGTTTTACATGGACATTAAGCAGAAATGCTTGGTGTCACAAAATGAGCGCATGGCAACATACTCGACGCTGCGCTCCTACTATCTGCATGGCGCGGGGATGAATGAGTCCCCTGCTCACTTTAATAAGATTTATCCACACATTGATCAACTGAGTGCCTTTATGTACTCGGCTGATACGACAAGATTCTCCATTGAGATTGGTGCATCGGCGCCCAAGTCTTTTCAGAAAATGGTTCCTGCCTTAACTAAGGCGCTCCATGATTACTGGCTTGCAAGCAATGCGGATCAAGTGTTTGGTCAAGCCCTGAACTGGGCGCTTTGCTATAACAGTACCTTCCTCAAACTCATTTGGCGTAACGGCATTCATCCATACATGGTTGAGCCTGGCGTGTTTGGTGTTCTCCGCGAGGACACCCCATACACTGATCGCCAAGAGGCAATGGTGCAAGAATACTTTATGACCCGCAGCGAACTTTACTCTCGCTTGTGGGCGCATCCAAAGCGCGATGAGATTATCAATCGCTTGTCTTATGCCGAGCAAGAAACAAAACAATACCCGGAAGGTGTTGAGCGCGTAGTGACTTCCGCGATCAATCCGACCATTTACGGTAACGTGATGATGAATCTTGCTGGCACCAATACCTATGTGCCTCGCATCGGTGAGCCGACCGTAAAAATGTACGAACTTTGGCTATTTGATGATGAGGTCAATGACTATATTTGCGTAACCATCGCAGAGCCAAACGTTGTTATTTACGATCGTCCTTCCAAGAGTTTGTTCCTTGAAGGTGAGCAGCCATTTGTTCAGGTTTGCCCATCGCCTCAGTACGACTACTATTGGGGACAGTCCGAGGTGCAGCGCTTAGTTTTCTTGCAAGACATGCGCAATAAACGCACCGGTCAAATCTTGGAATTGTTGGATAAGCAGGTTAATCCGCCTAAAGCGATTATGGGCTTTACCGGAATCCTGGATGAAAAGAGTTTTGCTCTAAACCGTGCTGGAGGTTTGATCTCTTCAGATATGCCTAACGCCAAGGTTGAGCAGTTTGTGCCTGATCTGCCTAACGATTTATTCCGCGAAATTGCTGAAATCGACAACATGTTTGCCGAGGCAAGCGGTATCGTAAGCGTGTTGCAAGGACGTGGCGAAACCGGTGTTCGATCTGCCGGACACGCAAGCCAGTTGGCGCGTCTAGGTTCTAGCCGTGCTAAAAAACGCGCCCTCATCATTGAGGACAGCCTGGAAAAAATTGCCACCATGTATCTGAAGATGATGCAGGTTTATGATGACACGCCTTATGTGGACGTAGATGGCAACAAGTTTATTGCAGCGCAATTCACAACGGACTTCACGGTTAAGGTTGACGCCCATTCCAATAGCCCGATCTTCATGGAAGACGCACGCGACCTGGCATTTAGCCTATTCAACGCCCAGGCTATTAGTAAGGCAAGACTCATTGAACTCATTGAGCCTCCAATGAAAGAAGCCTTGATCGAAGACATTAAACGTGCCGACGCTATGGCAGCCGAGCAAGCAGCAATGCAAGCCCAGGCTTCAGCAAATATGCCTCAAGCGCCAGCAACACCGG